CAGGAGAAACTAATGTTGTTTCTCAAATCATCAAAGGAAACATCATAAAAGACGGTGCTGATGCTGATGTAACGGGCCTCACACACTTCTCTGATCTTCTTCAAGGTTTAGTTGCAGGTCCTTTCCAAGGCGCTTTCCGGTATGCTTCCACTGCTGGTGGAGCAATTGACAGCACTAAGACTGAGATTTCAACGCAAGGCGGTAGATTCAACAAAGTAGTTGGTCAGGCTTCCCAAGATCTAACGGGAGGTACGAACGGAATTCCTGCTAGTGAGGAGTTGCGCGGTGCGGCCCTCATAGGTAGTGAAGCTGAAGATCCTAAAACAGGTATGCAAGCCCTTAACGATGACACTATCAACGTAGGTATTGCGCTTGTTCCTGGCATCCAAACTGAGTCTGTCCAAAACGCTCTAATTACCTTAGCAGAAAACACTCAGGACTTTATCGCTCTAGTCTCTCCTCCCTATGCGGTAGGTACGGTCCAAGATGCCATCGACTGGAGTAACGGTCAAGCGGCCAGCACTAGTTCGAGAAGCTCTGCGATCAATAGTTCCTTTGCGACAATTCACTGGCCGTGGGTAAAAGTGTTCAGTACCTTCGACGGCGTGGATCGCTGGTATGATCCTTCCATTTTTGCTGCTAGACAAATGGCCTTTACTGATGGAACAGGTGACACTTGGTTTGCCCCTGCTGGCTTCCAGCGAGGCAGACTTACGAAGCCCACTGAGACCGAGGTTAAGCTCAACCAAGGAGACAGAGACAGCTTGTACAGTGGCGGGAACGTGATCAACCCGATTGTGGCTTTCCCACAGCAAGGTCTTACTATCTTCGGCCAGCGGACGGCACAAAGAACCGCGTCCGCTACAGATAGAATTAATGTTAGACGACTAATGATCTTCATCAAGAAGTCGATCCTAGCCACCACTCAAAGATTTGTCTTTGAGCCTAACGACGAGTTCACTTGGGAGCAGGTTGAGGCATCACTCAACCCCTTCCTGGATGATATTAGAAGAAAACGGGGTCTCGCAGAGTTCCGGGTTGTTTGTGATGAAACCACTAACACTCCTCTACGGGTAGATAGAAATGAACTTTGGACAAAAGTTCTACTCAGACCAACAAAGACAGCGGAAATCATTGTGTTTGAGATTAACCTAACCAATCAATCCGCTGACCTAGGAACCCTATAAGGAGATAATTAATGGCTAATAACGGATACTATAAATCAAGAAGAACTTTTGAACCGGGAACAGAGCTTCCTGAAGTTTCTAGCGACCTCGATTCAGTAAGAGCATATCAATTTGAAGTAATCTTCAAAGAGATTCAACTATTCAACGGAAATGTCGTGGATCTTACTTTAGCTGCCAAACGTGTATCAGGTCTTGCAAGTAGAAACGAATTTATTACGGTTGATCGTGTAAACGATAAGCTTTACTACCCAGGCAAAACTACTAATGAAGATCTTCAGATTGAGTTTGATAACCTTTATCTTAAAGATACCGCTGGTGATCTTTATAGGTATTTCAAATCTATCTACGATCCAATTACAGGAGAGATGACTAAAGACGCGAGACCCGGTGGTGCTGGTCAATTAGGTACATTCAAAACCAACATGATTCAAGTTGTTGAGTTAGATAATACCATGACTCCGCACGCTACTACCAATGTCTACGGTGCCTTCCCAATTTCTTGGGCTGCTTCTGAGTTTAACTATTCAACAAACGATTTCCATACGCTAACCATGACATTGAAGTACGACTTCCTTGATCGACCTGAAGCGTTTTACAAGAAAGGAAATGTTGCTTTAGGACAAACAAACCTCCCTAACATCTGATATTCCGAAATAAACTTAGTAGGTTTTTAGCCCCGTCCTTTACCTGTGTGGGCGGGGCTATTTTTTTCATCTATAATATGATATGGATTATTTCTCACAATTATTAGAGAGCTATGGCAAGATAAAAAAAAGAACGTATAAGCTTACGTTTTTATCGGAAGAGGCTATGGACATAGGTAAGGCGAAAGGAATTATTAAAACAGCTATGGGAGGCGCTACCCCTCATGATACCGCAACAACCGCACCTCCTGTAAAATATGAAGACGGAAGCCCATCGAGAGTAAAAACTTTTTATAAACAGACTGCTCAAGGAAAAGTAATTTATTTATCCTTCACTCCTGTGGGACAAAAGCAAGCAACTCTAATGAAAGCTAATGTTGCTGGTGAGGATGTACCCGCTGCCATAGAGAGGGCTGCTGCCGTTCTTGTGGAGAAACCTGAGGGTGGGAAAAAAGAAGGTGAGTCCACTGATAAAATGCGGATGAGCGCCGAACTAGCGGAAAAGCAAATCAAAGCAGAACTTGAGGCAAGAAATAGAACGATTGATGGCAGTCTAGCCGAACATGCAGAGCAGTGGCTAGGTAGTGGACCCAGACTAAACAGAGCTTTTGAGAAGCTTCAGAACTTTATTAAAGATGGTTTAATTCAGAAGCTGCCGGGGCAGCTAGACTATTTAGTTTTCGCCTATGGTAACGGTAGTTATGGAGGGTTTATTCGTCAAATGTTGGGAGGTAAAGCAACCAAATTTGAGGGGGAGGGAGAAAAAGCAAAAGCTAAACAAATTACAAAAGAGTTCTCTCCCGCTGAGTTTGATATATTTGCAAAGAACTTTTCAGATGTTATCACTTGTCACGATAAAAGTAAAGGCTCAGAAGAGGGAAAGGAATTTTGTAATGACGTAACAAAAAAAGTAGGTATCTATAAAGGAAAGCCTGTTATTTTTGGAGCGGACGAGTCAGAGGCTGTAGTTCTTCCGTCTACAGATTGGTCTCTGGCCGCTGCTTTCAAAAAGATAACAGCTATGTGTTTCGATGGAGATGAAGATAGCTTTCAAGAGTCATTAAGAAAGGGTCCAAAGAGAGAGGTAGCTAAGTCTGGTTTGAACTCAGCAAGGGGAGTAATTTTTGAAAACATTACCGTCCTAGGTATAAACCTAGTAGGAGCCAAAACAGACGAAGATAGATTAGAAGCAAAGAAAAAGTTTGATTCCTCTTTAAGTAAGATAAAAAAAGATCTTAGAGATAAAGTTCTAGAGGAATTTGGTTTGGGCGAGGACGCAGCACAAGAGCTTATTGCTTTTGATGACAATGAGCAGACTAAATTCTTTTTAGATTTGTTTAAAGATAAAGGAGCCATGACAGAGTATGTGGCAGGAGACTTATCAAGAGTTGCTGGGCTTTTCAAAAAATTAGTGAAGGGCCGAACTACTGCTGAAGTTACTGGTGGAGGCAAGGCTGCTGGTGGAGAAAGAGACGATGTTCAAATTAACTACGAAAGTGAAGAGGAAGCAACATCAGCGGGCCAAGAGTTGGATGCAAAAACGGGTCTTGGAGCAATTGTTCCCGCTTTAAAAAACGGGATTTACAAGCTCATGCTTGGTTGTAAGCGATATGTAGACCGCTTTAGTGCTAAGACTGGAGAAGTTAATAGTAGACAACAAAACTTATCTAACATGGACCCAAGGTCTAAGGGTAACAGTAACTTCAACGCGGAAGGAATGAGGCCCAGGATTCTTAAAGAGTTATTTGGTTGGGATGGTAGAGATAATTCTTTTGATGCTGCGATGGATCAATGGGAAGATACCTACAATTACTACAAAAAAATAGAAGATAAAAACGACAAGATTGTAGATGCGGTAACTCAAGATAATATCTTTGTATCGCAAGGAAAAATAAAAGTAGAGAGCCCCAAAAAAGTAGCCCAGCAAATGTTAGATAAGCTCACTACATCTATTGGCTTTGGTAAGTTTAACGAGGCTACCCTTAAAGACTACCTGTACGAGAAAGATGGGGATTCTGTGGTCTTAAAAGATTTTTCTGATACTCCTCTAGGAATAGATAATAGAAATCGTTTAGCTGAAGTGTTAACTAGGTTGAACCGAACTAGCACTCTCGCCAAGGACTTAAAATCAAAAGATGAGAAAAAAAGAAATTCAGCAAAAAAAGCAGCATGCTTAATGATGTATTCTACTGGAGGAAATGTTGACGATCTAGGGCAACTTCTAGCTACTGACAACAAAGGAGCTTTACTTATATCTCAAACAGGATTAATTAGATCCATCGCTGGTACTGACCCAGAAGATCTAGAAGTATCAATTGCTGGAACTTTCGGAATAGAACTAAACGCTGGAAACGATAAAGTATTTAGAATAAATCAAGAGCGTACTTCAGGAAAGAAGGATAAGGAAAATCCAGAAAAGGAAAGGAAAGTGGATACTCGGTTTGCTGGGGAAATACCTTCTCAAACCTTTGAAAAACACGGAATGGCTTTAGGATCTTCTAGGAAGAAAAAACCATCAAGGGAAGACAGTTCCATAGAAATACTGCTCAAAGGTCAACTTCGCTTACTAGAGGATTTGCTCAATCAAACCAATGATAATCCTCTTCTTTGAGTAAATCATCTAAGTAATAAACCTTATATTTCTTTTCTCCTTTGTGAATCTCTATATATTTATCAATCGAGTATGTTATATAAGAGGGTACTATCGCCAGAGTTTTCTGTCTATCTTGTTTAAATATTACCATCGGCTCTTTGTTGCAGAAAGATGAATCTTTTTCGCATTGAAGAACAAATTTCCAAAAGTCGGATCTATAATTGAAAAGACTATAGAGATTCTCCTTATTGTATCCCTTCTTGCATTCTATGCAGTATCGGAAATTTTGTGGGGTTATTAAATCTCCATAGATCTTTAAGTGTTTAGGTAGATCGTGGGTTGTAGCAAAGGCTCCAGACCCAGGTGTTCTAGAGAACTCTTTAGTGTCAAACCTTTTGTTTAGTATTGAAGCTATTTGTCTTTCGAAGGTACTACCCTTTGCTCTACTGTTAACCTTTTTCTTTTTCTTTAGATTGGAAATATCATATTTATCTTCCATGTTTATAAACCTCAACCTATTATAGTGTAATGGATACTCAAACAGAAAGTATCAAGTTAGATATACAAAACTGGAGATTCCGCATAGATGAGCGGAGTAGAAATAGAATGAAAATACAAATCAAACTATCCAAAGACGAGGCGGAAGCCTTTAAAAATTTTAGTAACGTAGTAAAGCCTGAAGAGATTAGCGATGATGACTTCATGAAGACTATTTTCGTTACTGGTTGTGAAGCTCTTAATCAACAGCTTGCTCAAATGGTTCAGCAGTATGCTAAAGAGAACCAAGCAGAGCTTGAGTCTTCAGGAATTACTGTTGTTGAGGGAGAAGATGGGCAGGTTCAACTTATGGAGTCAAAAAAAGTTGAAACCACAGAAGCTGTTGAAGAAGCATGAAGTATCGTTTACAGTTCTTAAAAAAAGAAAACGACTTAAACAAAATACTATCTCAACAAAAAGTAAGCAAAACAAACATGAGCATACTGTTTGTTTCTGAGTGGGATAGGTGGTGCCAGAACCTTACCTATGAACTTAAGAAAAAATACGACGGTACAGAGGAGGGAGAAAGGCTTTACATTGTAAATAGCTTTGATATGCCTCACAGCTTCGTGATCTACGGGAGCAATAAAGTGCCCCACCTTGTACGGTTGAAGAAAGGAAAAGTTAAATCTGAGTTCTATCTACCAAACATATACAAGCAACTAAAGGTCTAAGTTATCTTTATGAATGTCGATGTAGTTTTCGATTTTCTGCTTGTATTTTTTCTCTCTGGTGTACATAAGCTTGAGTTGGTTTAGAATTACCGTCGTAAAGTAATTGAACGCCGT